ATCCAGCTGTATAAGCCTGAACAATAGCGTCAATAGCTACTGGCAAACCAGTGATTAGCCCAGCCAAAGTTGTTTTCCAATTTTTCATTTTTATATTTATTTATTAGTTAATTTTTAATGCGCCACCCATGTAGTACCGTTGTAAAACACTGGACAAACAACTGCTCCACCTCCTACAATTGCAGCAAGATAAGTTGGTGCTAAAGCGTCTGTAACGTATGCTGTATCGCCTTGCGTTCCAGCTGGTAGTGTTGATACGGTGTAACCCTGCAATGTTATAGGACTATTTGTAACCCATCTATTGCCTCCTGAATTAGTAAATCTTAAACTTCCAGAAGCATTTCCAAACCATCCCCCACTGTTGTTTAATGCTATATTTCCTCCGTAAATATACGAATCAGAATATATATTTCCCTTTACTTGAAATTTAGCATTACTTACTAAAGGGGTTGATGTTCCTACAAACACTCGCTCAGTATAAGGATTTCCTGAGTTACTATCTGTGGCATAAACGTCTAACCCTCCTGTTATAGTCCACCTATTATCTACTGCGTTTTTTACAAAAGCCGTTGTAGCAACCTGAGTTGTATTAGTTCCTGCTGTTGCGGTTGGTGCAGTTGGTGCTGTTGATATTTTAAGTTTACCGTCTGAAGCAGCCGAAACAACTCTATCGCCTGATCCGGCTAAACTAACCATGTCCACCGTAGTATCTAAGTTCAATCTCATGGCAAAATTATAGCCCGGATTAAAATCTATAGCTGTAGCAGAAGAAGAGACAAACGAGCGTCCACCATTTACACTAGGAGAGTACTGTCCAAAAGAAATTAAATTATCTGCGGAGTTTATAAAATTGGCGGCAGATAATGAAGTCGTAGAATTAGCACTGTTTTTTATGTTAAGCCCAGGAAAATAATTACCCGAAGCGTCATTGTAATCTATATTTACATAATTAAAATAAGCTCGACCCTCAGCTTTGAAATTTACATCTGTACAATTTGTTATGACATTCGGGACATTAGTATTTATAAGATTGCCATTAACACCTACACCGTCACAAGCGTTAATTCGGACCAATCCTAAGAGATTTGCGGTAGCGGAAAACATGTTATTATCTTGAACCTGAACGCTTCTCATTACCCCTCCTGTACCGTCTAAATCAACGAAATGCTTTTGGTCGGCTGTGTAAGAGCTGAACTGGTTGTCATTTACGACTATGTGGTCAAAACCAATACCGCTTAAAACTCTAGCTTTAACACCGCTAATTTTAAAACCCTCGAAAGAATTATTAGATATTAGCAATATCGAAGTAGATTCTTTAATATTTAAGTTCACGTGATATAATGGGTAATCTATTGTCGTAGCATTGAATTTGTTATTGACTATCTTTAATCCACCGCCACTTTCTTGATAAATGCTTTCTGAATTAGCGTATTTACCCCCATAAAAATTAGAATTGCTAATGAAAGCATCCCCTTCGTCAGGAATCGCAATATTTTGAATATGTATATTGTATTTTACAGGATCAAGGAATGAACATCCATCAACTCTCCAACCGCCACCATTCAATATTTCGACGTTTTTGTAAAAATGCGATATAAACACGCTTCTAAGCTCACATTCTCTTGCATAATCGAATACTATTCCAGACCCGTCTGTAACTGTAACCGAATTATTATCTATCTCTAAATCTCTGAACGTAACTTGTTGGGCTTCAACGTAAAAAGCCGTCTTATTCGAGCTAGTCATAGTGATTTTACTGTCCCCAAAACCTGATATAATACAAGGATAATTTACTGTTATACTATCGCTTATTAGATAGTTACCTCTAGGAAATACTATCTCAGTGCCGTTTGAATATGTGTTATTAAACAAAGATCTTAAAGCTACCGTGTTATCTGTAACCCCATCCCCGACAACTCCAAACTTTTCAACGTTTATTTTTTTTAGATTGTTTTGTTTTAAATATAAACTATCCTGAACAACATCTGAAACAGGCAAATCTGCTGCATCGATGTAGTTTAAATCTCCGGTGTCTGGTTGTTGCGAAAGTATCTTGGAACTCGCAGCTGTAGCGGTGTTGCCGCTTAATTGTATTCCCTCGTCGAAAATAGCTTGGCTAAACCCTAAAAAGGGTAAAAGTAAAAGTATAATTAATTTTTTCATGTTATGCTGGTTTTACGTAAATTGTATTTCCTAAATTAGTATTAACTATTATTGTTAAGGCGTCTGCCGATTGCGTCCACTCTGTACCCTTATAAAGTTCGCCTCTTGATTTTAATACGCTTCCTGCGGTAAACCCTGCAGGTAATATAAAAACTTGGTTCGTTCCGGTAGTAGGAGCTACAAAAGATATAGGCTCGGGCTTAGGGTCAAAAATAGGTGTATAGTTATCCCTGTTGTTAATGTCCCCGCCCTCATATATGGCATTATTCCATATCGTCGTAGCATCAGCAAAGCCGTGTACGATGTCGCCTATCTGTAAGGTGTCTAAAGTGTTGCCGTCGCCTTTAAACTTTAATCGAAGTTCTAAAAACTGGATAGGTGTTAACGGATTTACAGCTTCTACAAGCTCGTTAAGCTTGTCCTTAATCCCGTTAGTCTCATTGGCACTTAGTTTGTTTACAAGCGTTGGTACTGCCGGAACAATTACAGCCTCTTTGTCTCCGTCGACGTTTGCATTGTCAAACTCGTATAAAGTAATCATAGTTTACTAACTGTATATGAAAAGTAGCCGCCCCACGTAGGCACGTTGGCACAATTCGAATTATTAACTATCTTAAGAGCTTCTTTGTAATGGATACTTATAGTTTTTTCTATCTGTATAAGAGTTATACTTTTCTGAGTATTACTAGGGTCTGTAACGTTCGGACGCGATATAATCTTGCTCCCAAAGTTAGTACTCATTAAAGGGTCTCTCTCCTGCTGGTAAGCTACGCACAAGGCTAAGAATTTCTGGAAGCCTAAGAAGGTACTCGAGGCACTATCAGCGATACTACCCTCGATTATCTGAGTTGCAGCTTGAAAGCCGAACATTTCTAAAAAGATGTTGTTCTTTACGAAATTCGTAACCTCTTCTATCTTGCTTGTCTCTAACGAGCCTGTAGTAGGATAGAACTCTTTAAGCTGCTGTATCGTCGGTGTTGATAGTGCTGGCATCTTGTGCAGGTGTTACGGGGTTGGTAATGGCGATACCTATCTCAGTAAAGCCTTCTAGCATCTTATTAGCTTGTTTTAAGCAGGTTTTAGCCCACAAGTCAGTCGCTGTCTGAATTGCGACTCCTGAGTCTCCAAAAATCCCGCTATCTTTGAAAAGTAGAATCTTAGGGAAGTTGTAACAAGCTACACATATTTTGTCTTCCGCTTTGTCGTCCATTGAGTTGAACAAGTCCACGTTAACATCATTAGAGATAGATACTTTCGCTATAAGTTTGGTCACGTCTTCCGTGTCTCCTTCGTACTGCAAAAGTAAATTTTGAGCGGCGTTATCTACGCCCTTTGCGCCCTTTAAAGCTTCTTCTAACGTGTCTATTATTTCCAGCTCTTTTTGTGTCGGGTCGCTGCTTTTCTTAGTGACAAATATGTTATTTCCAAACATCGCATTGTCACAGGCCTTTCCTGCGTAAGTAGCTGAGTTGTCCTCCTCTTCCATCCATTTTTGAACTGCGTACAAAGGTGTAATTCTGTAAGGCATAGACGTATCGTTGTACATATAAATCTGTCCTAAATAGGCCTTGTAACCTTTGGCCTTAATCTGCGATTGCACGACCGTTAAGTTGCTGTTGAAAGTCGGATAAGTAGCTCCTGTCTTAATGTTTTTGAAGGTAGAGGCGTTGTCGTTGTCGTCCACGTCTTTAATTAGGAAATGCTTCGGATTTTTATATACAAAGTCAACGACCTTACCTTCCGCATTGTATTGCACGTTAAGTAAATAATAGCCGTATCTGATATAATCGTTTTTAATTTTGTTCCAAAGCTTTGTGTACTCGGGCAAAAGGCCGGCAGGCTCACAAAATTCCAGGAATTTAAGCAAGCACATTGTAGCTGTGGCACTATTTAGATAAGCGTTGTCCAGTCTTTCAAAAAATAAGCCGTCTTCCCCTATTTGAACGTATCCTTTAGTGTCGACGGCTTTCCTTTTCTTTTTACTGGAAACTACTTTAAAGAATCCTGTAAACATATTTTTTAAGTTTTAGAACTTACATTAAGTCAACGTCTATGGCATCGATAGCCTCAACGAAAACCGCTTTTTTTGCCTGTGCATCTACAGATAAGCCTTTCTCTTTTGCGAAAGCTTGTAATTCCGGATACTTGGCTGTTTTGGTATCAATCCCTAAAACTTCTGAGCGTTTAGCCCATTGCTTTAAAGCTTCTGCCTTTGCTTGGGCTTCTGCTTCTTTTTCCTCGTCGCTTCTAAGGTCAATAACCTTAGCCTCCGGTAAAGAGCTTCTTAACTCGTCAATAGCTTTTTTGTCGAAAGTCATAAAAACCGAAGGGTTTTTTTCGTGGATCCTTTCTGCTAGATCGAGTTTCTCTTTAATTTCTAAATCGGTGTCTGTTTCCTTAATGTTGTAAAGAACTCCACCTTTTTCGTCAACGACGTAGTTAATGCCTCCGCCGAATAATGTATATACGTGTGCCATTTTATGCGCTTTATAAAGCTCGTAAGCTTTCGTTAATTTTGCTTCTGGGTTTCCGCAAGACAAACAGCCTGCGTGTGTTTCTATGAAACGCCTAGCCTCTAAAGGCAAGGCGTTAAATTCTGCCGTAGTCATAATTAAGGGATTACCACTAAGAAACGATTGTTAAACAACGTTTCAGTTGCAGCTAAGCCACCAGCAAGTAAGAAGTTATAACCGTTAGGGTTCGCCTCTCCTCCGCCTGTTAAGCTTCTGATTGATCCGGTAACGCGTCCACCTACGTCGTCGCTTGTTGGTTCAACAACGAATTGTAAACCATTTTTAGCTCCTAAGACCTGGTAAGCGTCGTCTGCATCGGCTACGCCTGTAGCTTTGTAGACAAGCACCCATTTACGAGTAGCTAAAGCCATTACTGTCTCTTTACCTGCGTTACTCTCAGAGTTATTAATAATAAGCCCCGAAGCTAACTGCGTGTAAGTGTCTGCCTTAACTTCGCTAGACACTACCTCGTAGTTAGGTTTGACTGCGTTTTTAGCCCAGTCTATTTTTACAGGATAATAATCCGACGTTTCTAGAGGGTAAATCCCCGTGTCCGGGTCGATTACTTCGATGTCCTCTAAGGTGAATTTCAAAGTAGCACTTTTAGTCCCCTTAAAGGCTGCTAAGTCAATCAATAGCGCGCCAGAGGCCGCTTGTAAATCTGCTGAGTCGCAACCTAGTGCGACGTCAGCGGGTTTATAACAATTTGCCATTTAGCTTTTGTTTTTTAAAGATTAATAGCCTAATACGTAGAAGTCACCAGGGTAAGGATCCACGATAGCAGTCGTTAAGCTGTAAGAAGCCTTAAACATTTTAGTAACGTTGTCGAAATCAGACTGGAAGTCCCCTTGTTCCACGTAGTTAATGTTTGGCAATCCTAAAGCTAATACTGCTCTGTTAGGCAAGTTCCAAGCCGTACCAACTAAAGCTAAATCGTGAATAGCTGCTGTTAACTCTTCATACTTAACGATAGTAATGTCTCCGTATTGAATAGTAGCCACGGCAACGTCGCCGTTAACTTGACTTTCCAATTTACCAACACAACACAAGTCGAAAGATTTAACTTTCATAGAGTTGATAAGAGCCTGATACATTTCAGATGTAATCCAAACATATTTTTGAGTGTCCACAACCATAGCCATAGTCTGAGACTGTAGCGCAAGCATACCATCAATAGCAGCCAAAACCTCGTCGCCAGTCCAAGCCGTTTGCGTGGCTTTTGTAGTCAAAGCGTTTTTAGTCGCAATTGCTCCGGTGTAGTGCGGGGCTGCTGGCGATAAAGCCACAAGATCCGTCCAAATACCGTTTTCCTTAGTGTAATTTGGCAATAAAGCCGCATTAGCTAAGTTAGCCTCAACGTAAGCCGTATTACCTAACCAGTTGATTTTGCGGGTCGAGTTCAAAATATTGTTAATAAATTGTTTCTCGTAGTAAGACTCTAAAGCCGCGCTCGGTTCAGGGCTTGCCGTAGAAATCCCAAAAGCTTTACGCTCGTTAGAAGTCAAAGAAGTTAAACACAACTGACAACCTGCGTCAAAAGTGTACTGGTCCGCTTCTAAAACAGTTGGCAAAGAACACGTTTCTGTAATAGTACAGTTAACCATAGCTACAGCGTCAGCAATTACCTGCGGCGCAATAAACAAAGAGTCTTCGTCTACTTTTAGAGTCGTGTTATATTTAACACTTGAAAGCTCTAAGGCTTTTTCCATAGAGGTCAGATTTAAAATCCCCTCGATTATTTTCCCTTTCGGGATACATACCTGATTTAAAGTAGCCATAATTAAACTATTTTATATTTGTTAGCTGGTTCGTCCTTTGAAGCAGCTGCCGCCCCTGGCTTTTCCTCCCCGTGCTTCAATGAAGCTACAAGGGCGTCGTGTCTTTGTAACAAAGCTACGAAGTCTCCTTTCAGAGTTGCGTGTGCTTCAACTACCGCAGTAAGAACCGCTTCAACTTCTGCGCCCAATTCGGGAACAGCCGCCACGGGCGCGTCTTTAGTAACCGAAACAACTGCACCGGATAAAACTACTACGGTCATAGTTCCGTCGCCGTCAGCGATTACATACGTACCGTCTGGCGCATCTATTGCGACCCCTTCGGCTATTTCGGCAATGTCCGAAATGTCTGGAAAAGTTAAAGACGTTCCGTTAGAGTCGTCTATAACCAATTCCGCTTTTGCTTCATGCCCTAATTTTGTAAGCAAGGAAGCCAAAAAAACGTTTTTGATTTTCATTTTATAATTAATTTAGTTAATAATTCCCAGTGATAGTAAATGCCCTCTGTTCATTGGCAGCTCTGAGTTTTCAATCAAAGAAAACAAGTCGTCGCTTATGTCGCAAGAGGCTCTAAAGATACTGTTTGTGAAATCTTGGTAGGCTGTTAGGTCGTCCAGCATTTCAGTAAGATTATTTTTTGTGCCTATGAAGCCCTTAGCTGGCTCTACTCTCGGAGGGTGGTAGTGTACGGTCGCTTTTTCGGCTACCTCCCGGTGGTCGCCCAAAAGAAAAAAGAAAAATCCTGCGCTATCGGCATACTCAGGTACGTGTGTAACGATATTCACGCCTTTTTGCTTCAAGTCTAAAACTTTTGCACTCATGCGCTTAAGCGTCTCAACACTCCCGCCATGTGACGTTATGTGTATAACGGCAGTATCCCCTTTTTTAAGGTCTTTAGTGTCCTTTGTGAACTTGTTTTCTAGTGCGGCGTTAAAGTCGCCTGTTACATTTATTTCGACCATTTATCACAAATGTTTTCGGGTTCGGTAGCAAAGATTTTGGTAGCAATTGGGCAACTGCACAAAGTGCAAACGTAGCCTTGGACTTCTTTTACCTCAGCGTTGACAAAATCAGCATAAAATTTTTTCTCTTTAAGGGGGCATTTCGCGCAAATCTCGGACCTGCGACGGCTCTCTTTTGTGTGTTCGCCTTTTAAGCTCTTTGTCAACGCATTGATAAAATCTATCATGTGTACAAATGTATATAATTATTTTAAATAATAGCTAAAAACTATTAAAAACTTTTTAATATACTTTTTTCTTATAGCTTGACAACAAAGCATAAAAAAAACCCGCTAATTAAGTTTAGCGGGTTTTAGGTAAATTGTTATTTGAGGTCTAGTCAAAGTTTTTGCTTTCGACTTCCCTCATTTCAATTTTAGAATTGTACTCCTTGTTATGCTTTTCTAATTCCATTTTTACACGGGATCTTTCGTGTTCTGAACGAATTATATTATTTGCTTGTTGGCATAACTTCGATTGAGCATTTGCCGTATCAACGTCGATCTCTTTATTGTCCAACTTCTCCATTTGGTTAAATACAAAGGCGAGTAACGATTTAGTGTTTACTGGTGTCATAATTTACTTCTTTTTTAGATTTGTTATTTTTAAATTTAATCTTTTTAGCGCTCCTGTTAATTTATCGTATTTATACAATTTAATCGATTCAGGGGTTGCGTAGTAGAAGGCGGCTACTAAGTTCAGGTTAATTCTAAAAAGCTCTTCTACCTCACGCCTCCAGTCAGGGTGTCTTGCTACAAAGGTCTCTTTTTCTTCTTCGTAGGCTTTGTAATCGAATTTTCTCATTGCCAGAGGGCTGTCCTTAACTACGCTGTAATTGCGGCTTCCCGGGAGGCACATCTCTGAAAAAAAGCGGCTCTTAACATAATCCTTTTTATCAAAAAGCCCTCCCAGCCAATCACTAGCGGTTGCTTGCAAGGCTAGCCCTCTTACACCACTTTTTGAAAGCCTGTTGATTAAGGCTTGGCAACCCTCTACACGGGAGGGCTCATTTGAGAGTACTGGAAGGATGTAGAATTTAAAATCTATTTGGATTAAAGTCCTGCTTTGGAGAGGGTCGTCGCCTTTGGCTAGCAAAACATCCTCTTCGCTATCTGCGTGCGTAACAAGGGCTTGCTTAAATATAAACTTTCCTGCGGCATCAAAACAGGGAACATCCTTGCTGAGACGTCTAGTGACTATACCTTTTACTTTAAGTGAGAAGGTGTCGCCTTCTCTAAAGTAGTAGAGGTCTTGCGTATTAAATACCATATTTCCAGATTTTTAAATTATTACTTTAACAAAGATATAAAATAATTTTAAATAAACTAAGAATTATTTTTATTTTTTTCGCATAAAAAAAACCCCGCTAAAATCAATTAGGGGGTTTTTTGGTAGATAGTCTCCTTTCGTTAAAGTTAAAAAGTACCGACTGTAAATATAGTAATTTATTTTAACTGCTCTGCATTTTCACATTTAAATTATCTTGTGCCTCCATTAAAGTTTCTAAAATCAAAACAGGCGGCGTTACTACGGTGTTGGTTTGCTGCGGTGTATCGCTAACTCTGGCTACCGTTTCGGTCTGCGCGTTATTGACAAAATTAGCGGTCCCCGATTGCGTTCTGGAAGAGGTGCCTGTGCTCTCTCCCCCGCCTGTAGAGCCTTTATTTGTCTTAAGGATGTTCTTAACAGCTGCAAATCCTGTAGCTGCTGCAAACGCTACTGCTGGAATTGCTGCAGGATAACCAAGCTTAACCCCTGCTGTGATACCTTGGTAAGTATTAACCAAAGCCGCTGCGACTGCTATCGCTTTACTCTCCCCGAATAGGGCTTGTAAAGCTCCGACTCCGTCGGTTAGCATTTTATCGTTAACGGCTTTCTTTTGGTCCGATATGATCTTATCATTCTTTTTAGTATCAGAAGCATACTTTTTATTAGCTAGATTTAACTTGGCTAAATAAAGTTCATTGCTGATAAGTTTCGTGTCTAAAGCCTCTTGTAAATCAGCTAATTCTCGAGAATACTCCTCGTCTCTTAGCTGTTGCTTTATCTCAGTTTCTGCAGCGTCTTTGTCGGCAATGTCTTGTAGCCTTATTTGAAAAGCCGTGTCCTCTAAAGCTTTTAAATTAGCGGCGTTTGTTTCACGTCGTACCTTTTCCGCTTCGTCGAAATTGGTTTGTATAATCGTTAAAGCTTCATTCTTAGCGGCGTTAATTTTCACAACCTCGTCAGCGTAAGCCTTCTCGCTTAAAGTCCTTTTGTCTAAGAGCTTTATTTGGGCTTCTGCCAAAAGCTGTGCGCTTTCGGTCTGCTCGTCATAGATTGCGGCAGTCGTAGCTTTATTTGCTTCGATTATACGCTTTTGCTGTTCTAACTCTTTGTTTATCTGCTCCTCTGCAATCGCTAAGACGGTACTCGATAAAGCTTGAGCGTTAGCAACTCGGTTGCTCCCACCTTCCAGCTTATTAAGTTTGTTATAATAATCCTCGTAGAAAGTAAGCCTTTGCTGAACGCTTTTTACTTCGCTTTCGAAAACAAGCTTATTATTTTCAAGTTGCTTTTTTTGTTGTTCTATAGCTGCGTCGCGCCTTGCTTTTTCTTTGTCTGCCGCTTCTTTTCTTAGCGAATTTAAGTTTGCCAACTGCTCAGACTCTTGCCCAGATATTCGCTCCTGTATGTCCGATACAGTCGTTAAAGCCTCTGCCTGTGCGTCTAAGTTATCTTTACTTTTACCCTCTAATTTAAGGCGTAAGTTTGAAATAGCTACAGCTTGGTTGGCTATGGCAAGCTCCGTTCCTTGCTGCTTCTTAAGAGTTTCGCCCAATTGTGCATTTGCTTTAATTCTCTGGGCGGTGCTTTTACTTTCGTCGTCTCTTATCTGTCTTAGCTTTTCTGCTTGCTTTTGATAGTCTAGCTGTATCTTTTGCGATAACCTCTGTTGCGCGTTATATTTAGCCTCGGCATCCGCAAGCCTCTGCGTATCGACTACCGACTTCTTTATCGAGCCTGTGAACTTGTCTACCGCTTTAGACGCTTTGTCCAAGCCTATAAATGATAAGCCTTTCGATATAAGCCCCAAAGCTTTCTCGGCGGCTTGCCCTGCGAAATCGAACCCTGCCGCTAACTTATCTATCAAGAAACTACCCAAAGGAACAAGGACACTCATAACAGCATTTACAATTCCTTTTAATCCAGCTAACACTTTACTAAACCTATTCGATGCAGCCTCGTTATTTTTCAAAGCCGAAAACAAAGCCACTCCTAAAATAACCAAAGCCCCTATTCCTGTACCAATTATGGCGATCTTAAGAACTTTCATAGCCCCCGACGTTGCCGTTGTTGCTGCTGTTACTTGCGTTTGTGAAACGGTTAGAGCTTCATTAGCAACTACCTGCGTTTCCGTTGTAGCTGTTTGGGCTATTTGCGTTTGCGCAGCTAACTGTGACGAGGTCTTGAAGCCTAAAGTCGCTTTAGTTCCCTGGATTAAAGAGTTGGTAACTTTCGTTACGTCGTCCGAAGCCTGTGAGACTGTGCTTGTGAAGCCTGAAACTATCGTGCGCCCTTGCTCGAAAGCGTCACCTAAGCCGAATAGGTACTGCCTGTAGTTTCCCGTTATAGTTGCTGCTTTTTGCTGAGCATTCCCGTTCTTCAAGATGAACTCGTTGTTTTCGTCCATCTTTTTATTAAGCTGCTCGATAGCTTTAGCACCCTCAACTGTGGAGGTGTCTATTGCACGCCTTGCCGTTAACAGCTCCTTGTTATTCTTTATCGCTTCGTCCTCGGTTTTTACTGTTTTTGCCAAAGCGGCGTCTAGCCCTGTCTGCGCTTTGGTTAAATCCAGCACGCTTTTTTGGTTTGCCGAATATTCTGAACGTGCTTTTTTTAGAGCGTTCTCATTTGATACAAAAGTTTTAAGCTGTTCTTCGTTAGCGTTAGATAGGTTGTCCGTATCCTTTTTTAATTTCTTTTGTTCATTTTCTAAATCAATAATAGCCTTTTTACTCGCCAGCATAGATGCCTCCAAGTCGCCTGTATCGATTATTAATTTCCCTATTACTATTTCTTCGGCCATGGCTAAACTGTTTTAATTACTGAAATGTTTGTTTTAAAATTACTAACCGTTAGAAGCACGTCCATACTCCCTGAGTTAAGCCCTCGGCGGTTGTCGAAAGTGGCATCGAAATACACTCTTATTTTTCTGCCTATTGGCAAAGCGGGGATAGTATAATTTATCGCTTCGGTTGTGTACGTTGTATCGCTGTTGTTAGCCGAGCCAAACTCTTTTAGGGTTATCCTGTTCACCCCATCGTAAAGCATAACTCTAACCGTAGCTCTAGCCTTTCCAATTCCGTTATTCTCGGTCTTAAGCCTAAAGGTAAAACTGGGCACATTAACTTTAACGTTCGTGTAAGCGTCAGCTGATAAGATAAGATTAAAAGGGTCGTAAGCACTATCCGGCGAAAATATAGTCGGGGAGAACTGATAAAAAGCAACGTCCGGATAATAATCGTTCAGGTTAGGCTTAAGCCCCTCTACGTGTTCTAAAACGTTGAAGGCTTCTCTGTCTCCGTCGAAATTATTCCGGGCTAAAGTGAAGTCCGATGGTTGGGCGAAATTACTTTCTAAGCTTGCTACCCCAGTATGAACTATGTTGATATAAGCGGTATTCGAAATCCCGCCGTTAGTATCCACAGCCTCTAAATACAAAGAGTCTGAGTTAGTATCAGGCATCGTGTCTGCAGGCTTATTCGCTTCTATCTTAATAGTTGATATGTCAGTAATCGCAAAAGCCTGAGGCAATGAATTAGCCGACACAAAAACGTCGTTCACAAAAAGCCTGTTCTCGTTCTCGTCATAGCTTTTAAAAATTACTAAATCCCAAGGGTATTTGTTAGGAGGCATTGGATACATACTAAGCAAATAAGATAAAGGGAAAACAGCTTTTTCCTTGAAATCCAAAAATACAGAATTGAAATTATTAAGTACTGGGCTTTCAACTTTCCTTTTCTTAACCAGCATAGCCTTAACAACTATTTGATCTTTTTTAGTCGAGAAGTTTATCTCTAGCGGAATCCAGTAGCTCGCCAACTGCTCTATAAAAAATACCTTAGTCATTGAGAAGGTCGCGGCCATAATCTCGTCATATTCGAAAATAACGTTCTGAATTAAAGGCGAAAGTATGTAATCAATATAATCCTTGTGAAATTCCGTGTAAACGTCTCGCATACTTACTGGCTTAGCTGTCTGCGCAGTCACAGGCGTAGCAACTCCGTTAACATAAACATTAGTGCTTAAGGGCGTTTCATTTATTTTAAATATCCTGACTGCCGAGGTCTCGCCAACTGCTCCGTCAGCTCTTATGGCGATAGTTCCGGAGTCTTCCACGTCTGAGTCGTCAAAAGTGTTTAAGCTGCCAGTCCCGAAAGCCGAAGTAAGGTACTCGGTTTTGTCTTGGCTGCTTAAGTTGTTCGAGAAAAACGAGTTAAACGTTGTTCCGGAATCGCTATAAGCTAATTCGTTTCTTTTAGCAAGCTTACTTTGAAAAGAATAATCCTGATAATCGACGAACTGCTTAGAATAATCGACGTAAGCCGTTTTATAATTTCCTAAATTGGACCAAAGATTTATAACCACCGTTCTGTAAGTGTCGTCTACCTCAGCATAACAATTAAAATAGGCTAAGGTTTGAGACAAAAAAGTAAAGCAATCCAAGGTGTCCTCGAAAGTAGGCGAGAAGCCGTCGCCGGATCCGCCGTAAATTTGATAAACGCCTTTGTTCGGTGCGACGTAGTAGTCTTTAACCGTGTTTGAATCCAAAAAGAAGTCGCCGTAAACGCTGTAACCATTATCTACAAATATTTTTTTGATAAGCTCTTGTAAGTTTATCAAAATAGGCATTTCCTCGATAACAAAAAGCTTACTGGCTGGCTGCGTTTCGACTAAAGCTGTTCGTCCGAAGCTTCCGTTAGCCTGCGCTAATAAGTCCGCTACGGTTTTCTTATATTTAATATCGGCCGCAGTAGCATTTAAGTACTGCTCCCGAAGTTTAACAACTAAAGCGTTGTCGGAATAAAGTAAATACCAGTTTATACTTGTTTTCGTTTCCTTTTGAATCGTCAAAGTTTGGTTTCTCAATTGGATAGACCCGTTTAAGACAACGTCCACGGTAAATCCGTTCATTAAGGAGTTGACTTTATTAGTCGGCAAGTCGAACAGTTCTAATAACTTTACGTTGTTAGCTGTTTTTGGTGCTGTTCCGGTATTCGAGAAAGCGTAACGGTCTTGTATACCGTTCAAGTTCTGCGCTTTTTTGAAAGTCACTACCTGATCGGTTGGAATGTCGAGCCTAAAGCCTTTTCTGTATATTTCTATCATAGCGAAATTTGATTTTCGTTAGAAACGGTAACATTTAGACTATATTCGAAATCCAGAAATCTTTCGTTTAAAGTGCCTGTAACCTCACACTCTGTAAAGCCTCGAGGTAAAAGGACTTCGACTTTAATCGAGCGCAAAAGCTCTAAGAAGGTTCCGACAAGCTCTAAAGTTTTAACCCCTGAAACGCTCATATCTTCTGAGTACTTGCCTTCTCGCATACGACGAGGCGTTTTAAGCTCCTGGGCGTTATAGAAATCATTATTAATAAATTCGCTTTTGCCTCTTGTGCCTCTGCGGCCTTCTCGCTGTGCGTAAAAGTAGCAATAGCCACCATAAGACGTAAAGTATCTAAACTGTAGAGTGTCTTCGCAAATACCCGCTTTGTAGTTAATCCCGTAAATTGGTATTTCGTCGTTATTTAGCGACGTAGTTATCAAAGTAGGCAAATACATTTTTTCTATTTGAGCGTCGGTAATTGGCACGGTAGCCACGCCCTTAGTCGGAGGAACTGCCGAACTTACCCCGTCAACCGTTACAAGCCTTCCAGACGTTAAAGCGTTCTCGGAAACGAACACGCTTAAGGTGTTGTCGAAGCCTTCGGCAAACTCAACGTATTTTGGTGATAGGATGTTAAGCTTAGTCTCGTCTAACTGCACGCGTACAGGCTCCGACAATTGGCTCATACCCATAACAGGATAGAAGCTTGTTTCTGTCTCGTTATCACTTGGTGTTTGCTCAGCAAAAATAAAAGTAGTATCGAAAATATAACCGCTATCGAAGACGTACTCGTCGGCGAAAATGTCCGCCCCATTCTCTGCGTGAACCGATACGCCTATACTGAAATGCTCGACGGTGTACTGCTTATTACTAGAATTGAAATCAAATTCGAAGTTATCCAGCATTAAGCTTTTTAAGTATCCGGATACATCAATTCTAAAAACGCCAGTTTCGTATTTAGGCAGGATATTTTTAATAACGTAAAGCCTGTTTGAATATAAAGACTTAATCTCTAAATCGGCTACTAAGTCGTTTGGGTTTACGCCTAAATCGGCATCCGAGGTAAACTCGAAAATAGCAGGCTCGTTAACGTTGAAGTATTTTAGCGGTTGTTTTTGAAAAGTAATTGCCATTGTTCTTTTATTTTATTTTTTAGATCAGGCTTTGCGAGTTCAATCACCTGTTTAAAGGCTTCATCGTTAATCGAGTCCGTAACTATATTTGAGCCGCCTTGTCTGTACCAAGTTGTACCTAAATTTTTTATTGAGTTCTTAACCGCATACGGGTTAAGGTCTAATCCTTTTGCAGCAATCCACTTTTGAAGGTCTGAAATATTTGGCTCTGTTCCAGGCGGCGCACCGTCGTTCAAATCCACAATATAATCAAGTGCGATAATGTCGTAAGATATAAGCCCGAAACTCTCGTTCTTTTCATATCGAACCGAGTTGAGAAGCGCACGAGTTGCAACCATATCATTCTCGACAATAAGCCTTTTAAGCTTGTCGATTATAACTGTTTGTATTGCTTCCTCTGGCGTCATGTTATTTTAAACTATCCAGTTTTATCAATGTTATTTTAGAAGTTCCCAAACCGGGAAACCCCTCGTGTTGGGTTCTTTTAAAGCTATAAAGACTGTCAATAAAAGCTAAAGCCTCCTTTTTACCATTAAAACCTTTCTGTAAAGTATCTTCCCTACTCTCTATGTGCAGGACTGCGCAGCTCATGTAAGGGCTAGAGCTTTCCCCGAAAGCATTCTTTTTTACTGCGTCTGGACAACTCCCAGCCTGGTAAGAAGTCAAAACCCAAAGTACTATATATTTGATCATATTGTAAGTGTAAAAGTTATTTCAACGCCTGTATAATTTGTAGCTGGCACGTAAGTATTCACGTTCCAAACTGGTCTAATTCTTATATTCTCAATCTCCTGCCCGCAGCAAGTAAAGTACTTCTTAAAAGTATTAGCGAAATCCAGCGTAAGAAATTGAGAGGTTATCTCGTCAAACTGGCCTACGTTGGTCTGCTCCGTATTCTCTACTTCCTGCCGTGCATCTGACGGCTTCGCAATAGTCAGTAAGCAGTCATAACTCATTCGGCTGTATTTGTTAGCTGTTTGGCTGTTGGCATTCACAATTGGCCCAAAAGCTAAAAGCCTGTTAACTGCAAAGAATTTATCGTGTACCGGCCTTAGCTGTGAGCCGTTGTTATCCGTTTGGATAAAAAGCAAGTCGTTAAACTCGCCAAAGATATATTTAAAAATATCGTCGGGCGTTTGCGGATTAACTACGCAATTGAAATTTTCGTCTATCGGCTTTAAGATTGGCATACTCTTTATTTTAAGCTTAATCGCCACCCTATTCGTGACCGCTATCGCACGGAATTATCAGGAGTGTCGCCACACCATAACCGACTAGGTTGAGCTATTTTGTTTTACTGTTATTAAAAGCGTTAAGGTTGTCTAATTTATTAGCAAATATATCAAAAAGAATTGTATAAAAGTTAAATAGTTTTCTTTTATTGTAATCCTGTTCGTTATAATCTACAGCTATTGACTTCTTATCAGCCCAATAGCGTAAGTAGTAGTACTGATCCAATACCGGATTGTTTATACCCCCTTTGCCTCCGTAGTTATAAGAGCTGTTTACCTCCTCGACCAATTTACTTAAGTTGACTAAAGCCCTCTCAAGCTTGTAGGCGAAAGCTTTTTCTCTTATCGAGTAAAACTTATTCAGTTTATTCTCGAAGCTAAGTCGCTTCTGAAAATCCCTGAGGACTGCCTCAGTCGGTTTTAACTTCATATCCATCCAGTCAAAAGCGTTGACCTCTGCCATAATGTCGTCAACGGTTATACCGATGTTAAGCGACTTACAATAGAGGTCTTCGTTTGCTAATATTAAGTTTTCGTTAAACATAGGCTGTTAGCTAAGTGGATCATTAAGACGGTTAAAGAGACGTTGAACTTTAAAACTACCTCATTTAATCTGCTTATATCGTCGTTGCTTTCTACCCAATCGTCGTGGCCGTTTAGGCAAAATCCATTCTCTGGGTTTTCTTTTGCCGTTCCGCATTCTAAGCAAATGGCATTGGCTTTTATAAATTTTTCCATACCTACCCAATTGAAGTTGTTAAAATCCCGTCTACGAAAGTACTCTTAAGCTCGTTACGATAACTGAAAAGGTAAGTACCTAAGTTATCGAAGTCCACGAAATCTAAATAAACTATGTTATGAAACGGTGTTCCCTCGATAGTAGCATTCGTTAACCTGTTAGCTGCAAAAGCTTCGAAGTCTGCGTCGTCTGTGAAAAAGAAGCCTTTCTCGTTAAGCACTTTGATTGTGTGCTTTTTAATCTCGGCTTTAAAATTAGCCATGGTTTTAGCTATTTCGATTTCGATAAGCTCCTCGGTTGTGTGTTTAGATATTTTCATAAGCTTTGTGTAAATTGGTAAAATAATTCAGAGGCGTTTAACCCTCTCGCCCAAGGTTCGTCCTTAACTCTTTGAATGTACATAACAAAGTCTAAGGCGACCTCTCTAGCCGCATCGGCGCAGTTCTCTGCGTTGTCTTCCCTGTTTGCGTACTCGTTATCGCAATACCGTAAAAATTTATCCGCTAGTGCCATACCTAAAAAGATTTAAGAACAGCCTCTAAACTGTCGATTCTTTTGTAAATTGCTTCTGCTTTTTCGATCATAAGCTCTAAGCTTTCGTCGATTACAAGCTCACGTTCTACGTACTTCTTTAAAGCCTGTGCGACTAAAGTGAAGTAGAATTTTTCCGTAAAGTCAAAAGGTGTTCCGTCTTCTTTTTTAAACCTTGCTTCAGTAAAGATAAGCATAACGCCGCCCCCGCTGTAGTTCTTAATAACATAGTTGTCGTCCAACTTTAAAACTTTTTCTTGCTTCTTGTTTCCCATAATCGTATAAATAAAAGTAGCCCCAGTCACTCGCTACAAATGAAAGGGGCTTAATTTTGTTATTGTAGCGAGTAACAAAGATATGTAATTTCTTCGCTACTGCAAAACATTTAAGGGTTTATTTGTAAGTTATGTTCGAATAGGTTTTACCGGATTCCGTTACTATGTAATTTTTTTGACCTTTGTAGATTGGCATAGGCTCGTTTTTAGAATTTATAACGAAGGCATAAGTTCTTTGGCTTATCTCGTCAGCTGTCGGGTCGTTGTCAGCTACGTGGTTTTTATCGAAGTATTTTCGATATTGTTCGGCGAAAGCTTCGTAGCTTTCTTCCCGTCTGATAATTTCGTACTGGTCGCCAAGCCAATTATTTACTTCGCTGTTTTCGGTAAAGGTTCTGAGTGTGTACATAGTTGTATATATCTATAATTAATAAGCCCAAATTTACTAAAAATTATATTAAGCCCAACCTCCCGAGGCTTTTATTTCAAAAATACAGCGCATTATTAAGCTGTCGAAGTATCCCGGCGAAACGCCTGTTCGCTTTTTATGCTCTGATTTTTTCTCTAAAGCGACTTTCCCTTCGTCTTCTGTAGGTGCAAGCCTCATTTGTTCAAGGTCGTTAAGTATTTGTTTTCTAAACTCCTGGTCCTCGATGTAAAGTTCGTTATTCTCAATCTTGTGCTTAAGCAAATAGGCGCATTCTGTTTTAACATTGGCGTATTTCTTATCCTTAATCGGTGCTGCTGCATTATTGAAAGGCCTTGCAGCGGTTAACTTCTTAAGCGAGTTGGCTGTAAACTTTCTCAATCCGTCAGCATCATAAACGATATTAGAATAAGGCACTTCGTATTCTTTAGCCAATTGCATTAATTTATTACCGATTGCAGTTTCATCGATTTTATCTATCGAAATAACCTTCTTAACTATCCACCCATCCCAAATAGTGATTACGAAAATATCAGCCCCAAGGTACGCAATATCCCCACTCATAAACTTTTTGCCTGTCGGCTTAATAAATGAGTTCGTAAAGGCGTTGCAAATACTGTCATAGTTAGGCAAAAGCGAAAGCGGACTTATCTCGTAATCAAAGTTTGCATTAATAAGCCTCTCGATTGTAGTTTTCTCTGCGGTTAAAAGTATGTCGGCCACGTAGGCCTCAACCTCCGGGGCTGGGTTATCGGTAGGCTTTGCCAGAATGAACTTCTTATGCTCAGGTTCCTTGCCTTCTTTCCACGGCAAATAATATCGATCATAGACGTGGGCTTTAGAGGAGTTGAAACACTCGAGCATTTTCTTTGTTATGCCATATTTGATATTTAAGCAACGCCCAAGCCTTGTAAATAGAATCTCAATAGCTCTGCGGTCCGACTCTGCACTCTCGTCAACTACGCAACCCGTAAGCTCGAAACCCCCGAAGCGATCATAGTTCGGGTCTGAGGGCGCGTAAGCCGTATCGATAAGGTAAATCATCGAAGGCTCTGTCGTCTCTGTTTGGTTGTGGAACTTAATGAAATTAAGCGACTGGTTGTAAGTGAAATGCTCGTCGATTTTGTGGCCCGTTTCCTTTAGAACCTTGAAAAGTGTAACCAAAGAGGTTTTTTTAAGTGTAACAAGCTCTCTACGAGCGAAGCCCCAAGCCGTGCCTGGATAAGTTCGGCACATGTAAACCAAATAAAAGCAGGCTAAATAAGTCTTGCCAGAAAAAGCACCTTTAAAGCGCTGACCCCCTACTCAGTAAAGCAGGGGGTCAACGCCCGCCACCATATCCAATATAAAGTGTTACTTTATCGGTTAAAAGTTTCCAAGCTTTTGTCTGTTTTTTAGAAAGTTTAAAACTGTTCATATATGCTTCCAAGATTTTCTTAGTACTATATCTTTTATCGTCGACGCTTTAACGCCGTATTCCTCAGCAAGCATTTGTCTAGTGTATATTCTGGGCTTAAATTTAGATCTTATCTCTAAAACCTCTCTTTCTTTCAGCACACTTGTGCCAATTTCTGACCCTTTCTTTATGACTTTGTTTATGAATTTATAGCCTTGCTCCTTCTTAGATAATTGGCCCCCTTTAGCGGCGTGAGCCATATTTTCGGCTCTTGTACACCATTCAAGATTAGAAACGCAATTGTTCTTTTTATTAAAATCTTTATGATTTATTTCGGGTTTGTTATCAGGGTTAGGTATAAAAGCCTGTGCGATCAATCTATGCACCTTCCTCGTTTCTAAAACACCTTTTATTTGTAGGCCTACCCTAAGATAGCCGTTCCCGTCCGTGGCTGGTTTTAGATAAGCCTCTTTTCCCGAGTTTCGCCAATTATAAGTTTTAATGCTTCCGCAGGGTAGTGCAAAATACGTAGTTCCTTCTATGCGTTTTTCCATTCGGTAAAGATAGTACTTTTACAGTTATGCTCGACACCCTTTTGAAACTTTAACATTTAAAGCTATTCATCGTCTAAGATTATTTTAAACACAGGCGCTGCGATTTGCTCGCCTTTAGAAGTTATATCTTTTTTAATCGGGGCGTAGTCGCCTTCCATCTTGTTAATCTCATTCACTGCTCCTTTTCTGTCGTTGAAGCTAGGCCAAGCTGTTATCTTTTGAGGGCCAAACTTAGAAGGGACTTCCATTTGGTAACTTAAGTCGCCTCTCGCAATATTGCTTAAAATCTCCAAGCGTTCCTCTTTCGATAAAATGCCCTTAGAGGCACGATTTTTTACTGCATCTTCTCTAACCTCACTGATAGCCTTTTTTGCGCTCTCATTAGCTGCTAGATACCTTGCTGAGGCTTCTTTCCAATAGCGGACGAAAGTCCCTTCGGTCAACTTCCATTTTCTTTTGTTTACTTCCATACATTCCGTGTAGGTGATACCGAAATCCATTTCACCTAACATTTCATTTACGATAAGCTCTTTATTTGGCTTCATAGATGCAAAGATAGAAAATTATAAAAGAAAATCGTCGTCAGGGTCAATTATTTTTTGTTTGCAGAAAGGGCAAGCTTTTCCGCTTTCGCTGTTACCCACCTCTGCGGCTGCGGCGTAAGCTTCGGCGGCCTCTAGTTCTGTTTTGAAATAGCCTAGATTTTTCACACCACCTTTCAAGCAAAGTCTGGCAAACCACCTATTTCTGGGGCCGTGATAACTAACGCCTTTAAACTCTGACTTATACAACCTTTTAGGGCTGGTAACGTTGGCAGCCTCTATTATCTCGGGTCTTTTTATTGTTTTGCTCATATCCTATTTTTTTGTAAATGTAGTGCTTTTTAGTAAACAATCAAGAAACAAAAAGGGTTTTTTTACTAAAAAAGTATTGTTTATCCCTTAGTTGATTGAGGGTCAGATACTTAGAGGCTTTATAAACAAAGAAACACATAAACAATGCAATTCTAAACTTCCGTAGCGGTAAAAACCCCTTACGCGCGCGTATATACGCGTATTATGTGCATTATTATATATTTATTACTTATATATTTATTATATATTATTGTTTATATTGTTTATATAGCACCTCAGACCCCGCCAAATAAGGGCTTCCGACGTAAACAATCTTTGTTTATCTTTGTTTATCTTGTTGCCCTCTTTAAACTAAAAAAGCACCTAACAAAATGTTGGTGCTTTATTGTTTACTTTGTTTACACCTTCGCTGCCGCTAGTGGTAACACGGGTTTGGGGCGTAAACAATCTTTGTTTACTTAAGTTTTATTGTTTACGCTCTAGGCATACCACTTATTAATTTTGTTGTACGCTTCTACTAAATCGGATAAGCCTAATTTGTTTAAAACTTCACAAAGAATTCCATCTGCTTCCTGGTGCGCACATTCTAGATCTGTAATTTTTTGTAATTCTTCAAGTCTTTTTAGCTGCTCTAATATAAATTCGTTCATACTTTTATTTTTAAAGTTCATAATCAATCCCCGTAACTATTCGATAAACGGCGCGGGTCAGCTCAATATCGTAATTTGCATCGTGTAGGCGTGACTCATCAACTACTAAGCCTACCTCTGTAGAAACGGTCATAAGCTTAAAGTCTTTCATCTTAACACGCCTATCTATTAAGTATTGGCTTGCCAGGACCATAACGTCTAATGCACCAGCCCAAAACCACGAACCGAAGTAAACGTCTCCGTTCTGGATAAACCACGCACGTAAGAAGTCGTCGTCGAAGTGGGCGTTATTATAACCAACCAAGTACATTTTATCCTTCTTGTCGTAAGGGTCGCAGTGCTTACACAGCATAGCCTTAAAGCGTTTAAAGACGACCTCCATAGGCTCGTAAGCTTTTATCTGCTCCTCTGTCACGCCGCCAACTGTTAAGGCTTCTGGCGTTATCTTAGCTCTCGGGTTAGGTGCTACGTTGTAGTTAAAGCTTTCGACTACTACGCCGTCGATCTCTATGCAGCCAGCTATTTGGTGTATCCCGTTTTGACGCTCGTCTACTCCCGTAGTCTCAACGTCGTAGAACATTTTCTTAATCATTAATCTAGTGATTCTATAAAAGCGTCCATCAACGCTTTAAGGTTCTTATTTTCGTTTTCCAGCTTTCGGATTTTCTCGCCTTGGAGAATTACAACGGCTGCGCCTATGCAGCACAGGACCGTTAATATTGTAAGGATTGTTGCCATTAGTTAAATATTAATGATTATTACTAAACCCGTACCCGATCTTTTTATTTCTAAGCCAAGATTACTATTAGTGACAATTCGTATTAGCCTAAATAGTTCGGGTCTATTAAGCTTGGGGAGGTTTACTTTAATAAAGTCTTTTTCTAATCTAGGTTTTTTATTGAAGATTTCTTCTAAATCCTCCAATAGTGTTTTTTCAAAATTTTGCATCTTATTTACATTTAAAGTTATAGCCTTATTGGCTGAGACAAATATACAACTACTTTCTAGACTACCAAAATAATTTTAAAGTTTTTTAGAATTATTTTATATGCTTAGCTATTATAGCTTTCACACTTTCCATAAGTGCGTCCTGCACGTTAGTCTTTCCATCCAAGTTTTTAGCCACTGCCTCGTCCTCTGTTCCTCTGGCTATAAGGTGTCCTATGTTAACAGGGTACTTTCGTCCTTGCCTGTGTAGTCTTTTGTTAAACTGCTGGTAAAGCTCCAAGGAGTCGTTTAACGAAAACCAAAGCGCAGAGCTGTAACCCTCCTGCAAGTTAAGTCCGTGGCCTCCTGAGGCTGGGTGCATAATCATAACTTGTATTTTGCCTGCGTTCCAGTCCTTAATGTGCTGATCGGTTTTAAGCTGCACAGGTTTGTACTTCTTAAGCCGCTCCATAAGGCGGTCTCGTTCGTGCTTAAAGGCGTAGGCTATAAGTACAGGCTTGCCGTTAGCCGCTTCGATAAACTCCTCGGTAGCGTCTAGCTTAAGCTCGTGGATCTCGTGTACGTTCTTCTCTTCGTCATAGATAGCACCGCTTGCGAACTGTAGCAGCTTAGTTCTTAAAGCGGCAGCGTTCATAGCAGTAATCTCTATCTCGTCCAAGCCGCTGAACATTTCCAGCACGTTGTCTCGCTCGAAGTCGTTGTAACGCTTCATAAGCGCGGGCGGGAAGTCTATGTTAATGAAGGTGTCTATACGCTCAGGCAGTTCCAAGTAATCCTCCGACTTCATAGAGATACAAATGTCTTTTAACTTATCCTGTATCGTCGCTTCAGCATCCGGACGTACATCGTAACCAAATCCGCTGTACTTCTTATTAAAGTAGTTTTGACGAAAGAAGGTTATCGACTGCCCTAAGCGTTTGCCTCTGTCTAATAGCCACATTTGCGCCCACAAGTCTATTAAGCCGTTGGGTGCAGGCGTACCAGTTAACAAGACTATGCGGTGGAAGCTCGCTTGTATAAGCTTAAGCACCCCAAAGCGCTTAGAAGCGTGATTCTTAAAAGACGAGCTTTCATCGATAACAAGCATAACCTTTTTACCAGGGAACAAAGCCCCGCCGAACTGTCCGTAAAGCCAAGCGAGGTTGTCACGTCCTACGGTGTAAATATCGGCTTTAACTCTTAACGCGGCTTTACGTTCCTTCTCAGTACCTACGACCTTAGATAGCGTTAAGCCTCTGAGGTGTTCCCACTTGTTAAGCTCGTCCGACCATACACTCTCAGCGACACGCTTCGGGGCGATCACCACAACCACGTCCACGTCTAGGTCTTCTCTTATTAAGTAGTTTATAGCTGTTAAGAGTGTAACGGTCTTTCCGAGCCCCATATCTAGGAACAGGCCGCAATGGCTATTATTTATTACGTGGTCCACTCCCGAGAGTTGGTAGCGGTGCATTTGGTTTTTGTTTAGCATTACATTAGTTCGTTTAAGTTCTCAGCTTCGGCTATTCTATTTTTTGCAATCTCGAAGAATTTCTCGTCTTTTTCAATACCTATAAAGTTTCTAAAACAATTTACGGCCGCTACTCCCGTGCTACCGCTACCCATAGTAAGATCTAGTATTCTGTCGCCCTCGTTGCTGAAAGTCTTTATTAAGTCCTCCAAAAGTTTAACAGGCTTCTGAGTTGGGTGGTAGCCGTCGTAATCCTTTTTATATTTTAGAATGTTACTTTTGTACTTGTTCCCCTCCCATAAATTAAAAATACTAGGAGGTGTAACTTTGACATATTCGTTCTTTACCTCTTTATAGCTTTTAAACTCTGGCATTTTATCTATACTATATAGGTGAACCAAAGCATTGTAAGTTTTTTCACTTGGGAAATTATAACGTCTCGCATTGTCGCTATTAAAAGTATCTAAAACGGCATATTTGTTAAACCCAGCTTTTTCAAAATCTTCGTATATTTGTGCATTTGGCCTGTCTATATAGGCTCTTATTTTATTTGTATATTGCTTCAAAGGGTTCTTAATATCGCAATCTTTTTTACTGAATATCAAAATATCTTCAAAGTAGCTAACCATATTTTTATTAGCGCCTAAAGCAACCGCAAAATTATCTTTCTCCCAAATTGCACGATAAGAAAATTGTAGGTTTGGTATTGCGCCGTTTATTAATTGTGCTGTGTAAGGTTCTTGGCTAAACAAGATAAGTTTTCCGTTTTTTCTAAGCTTGCTGTTTGCTATTTGATATATCGCAGCAGGATCTAAAACTTTGTCCCAGCCAGATATACCTAGCTTTCGACCTCCGTCCGTGTCCATATTACCGTAGGGCGGATCAGTAAGTATCAAATCAATGCTTCCGTCTTTTATTCTATCGCTCTCGATAAGGCAGTCGCCTTGGTACAATTTGGTCATAGTAACATTATAAAGTCGTTAAGTGTTTGTGTTGAGTCAATAACAGTAACGGGGAAGCCTAACGCTTCTAACCGTCTGTGTATGACTTGTTGTATTTTAGTAGGCTTCTTGCCTGTGGTTTTAACCTCAACGAAGTAAGCCCTTCCACCGGGTAACAGGCAAAGCCTGTCCGGTAAACCCTTTATTAAAGAGCTGAGTAACTTAATACTCCAGCCGTCCAGTTCCTTAACTCGAGCGCATAAGTTACGCTCGAGTACTTTTTCGGATTCGATTATTTTAGGCATAGTCTTTCGAAAATAGTCGTCTTATAAGATAGCCTCTTAGTAGCGATACGACAAAGAAAACGGCGGTTATTAGTAAGTTTTGGTTAAAGCTAACGGGTATCCCCATTAGAGGGTATAGTATAACCTGCAGGACTACCGAAGTGCCAAGGCCTACAACTGTCTGCACGACGGTTTCGATTAAAGATTTTTTACGAGATTGTGTTTTCATATATTATTCATTTTTGATTCGTAAATATAATAAACCTCTACAGGCTCTAAACTTATTTTTTGGTAGGCTAGTCGGTTGTCGACCATTATTTTAAGGATGTCTTCTTTTTTATACAGCGATCTGCTTTTAACGTTTTTCTGCCTTCTAACTGCGCTGGGCTTTATTCCTGCTCTACTAAGTCTGCTTTGCGTGGCTTTGTAGCCAATGTTTAAAAGTGCTGCTATCTCGTCCATATTATAATAGCTTTCGGGAATAGTACTTTTGCTTTCCATAATATCCAAAGTTTTTTGTCGTTGATTTAAACTCCCAGCCTTCAAGGCCTTTCATAATGTCGTTAATTTCTCGAGTGTTATATCGGCTCATATCCTCTTTGGCTTTACCTAAGCACTCGCACCAAATCTCAGCCATACACACGAACTGCCTTTGTTCTCCTTCACTCGTGTCCTGCTGTAAATAGTTTTGACGCTCGTATATGTCTAAGTCCTTCCAGTTCGTAGGCAGTAAAGCCTCCAAGTACTGCTCAACAAGTCCGAGTCTCTCGTCTGTCTCCGAGTGGTTAGAGCGTTCTGCCTTGGCGATGCTCTCAGCTTCTAAGCTTAAGTACAGAGGCTCGCCCTTCTTAAACAAGCTAACGGCCTCCGCCCAAATCTGATCCCGCTCTTTAGGTAAGTCGTGCAGCACGTGCTTAAGTACGTCCGAGACTGTCACCTCGATAGGCATAAAGCGACGGTTACCCGTGTTATCGTTAAAGATCTCCTTCTTATTCGAGGTAGGCCAAAAAGTAGTTTGTCTTTTAAGAGTCTCAGTAGTACGCCCGTATGCTGCTCTAAAAGTGTCCTCCTGCTTAGTAAGGAAGTGCTTAACCGCTTCCGCGTCTGCTTTCCTAAAGCCTGAAAGCTCGGCGATCTCCATAAGCCAAACGCCTTGTATCTGCTCGAAAGCTTCTTTACCGTGAACCGTCATAAAAGTGTCAGAGTACCAGTCGCCTCCAAGTATCTTAATGAACGAACTCTTGTAGCATCCTTGCGGCCCAACCGTAACCATTGATAAGTCAAACTTAATACCTGGTGAAAAGATTCTAGCTACCGAGCCAACAAGCATCTTGCGTATGGCTTCTCTAGTATAAGCGTTATCAACTGTCCCGAAGTATTCAATTAGTAAAAGATCTACTCGGGGCACGCCATCCCACTTAAGCCCCTTAAGATAATCCTTAACAGGGTGGTAAGATTGCTTTTGGAACTCCAAAGCGATAGAGTCGTCAATTTTCATAACGCCAGTAATGCCGTAAATACTCTCGATGTAGTTTCTTATTCCTGCATAGTCAACGTCTTTAATAGGCTCAGGCTTCGTAACCTTTCGCCAAGGCAATGACTTACAAACATAACGTTTGCCGTCGAACTCGTTTTGCTTAAACGTGTCCTTAAGCCTTGGGTCGTTAGCTAGTATAGTGTTGATGTTAGTTGATGTGCTAAGGTATTTACCTTTAGCGTCACTCTCTAGTTCGGTCATCCACTCGATACTCTCTTGGTCGCCTTCTACGTTGTCGACGTCTTCGAAGTCTTCATAATCTTCTGCATAGTCGTACTTAGCGTCGTTGAGGTTATCCGCTGCGATTGTCTTCTTAACGTCTTTATCCTTAAGTGCAAACTCTTCCATAGCTGAGAAGCTTTTAGGCTTAGAACTCGAAGTGCTACCCTCGTCTAAATGCCCGTACAAGTGAACTCGCACAAGGTCAAAGGCGTTCGAGAGTTTCCCGCTTGTCGGGTCTGTTCCGTGGTGGGAAAAAGCGAAGGTGTCCTCGTAGACTAAAAGCCCAGCCGAGGTTGTACCTTTGGTGTAGGTGTACCGCTTATCGTCTGCAGTTGGTATGTACTGCTCAGATAAGAACTTTTCTATAGCTTCGCTTATCGTGTAAGTTCTGCACCAGGACCCGACTATGCCTTTTTTGCTTCGGGGGTCTTCCTGCTTCTTAGCTGCGTCGCCAATCTCCCTGACTTCTTTATCCGCCGTAGGCCAAAGGCTTGTATCCTTCCAGTCGATGTACTGAGCCAATAACCAGTCAACATCTAGCCATTCGCCGTCCTGCTCTACGAAGTAGTAGTCTACGTCTTTAGGGCTCGAAGGCCAAAACATAAGCCTGTTAGTTTCGAAAGTGGTCTTATCGAACAAGTCTATGCCTAACTGCCCCGCAACCCATCGGGAAACTGCCACGTACTCGTCGGGAGTAGCTGGGCGGCTTAATGGTAAAATAAGCCTGTACCTTGGTGTTACGTCAGAATGTTTGTGCGTTCCGTGCATAAGTGCAGCGCAGTCAAATTGCAGTGTAAAGTCGTCCCAAAACTGTAAATGCGCAAAGTCAATATCCAATGTAGCCAATTGCCTGTGTACAACATTTTGAGGGCTTCTTTTCCCTGCCCGAAGGTAGCCGCCAACGTATCCGCCCACGTCCTTAATTTTCCCCTGCTCCGCTTTGCTTGCGGCCATAAACTCTTTATAAGTTTCGTTCGTGTGGTGTGCTTCCCTTATCTTTTTAGCGAAGTCGCTAAATAGCATTGTGGCATTTTTCCAGACAAGTGATCCGGCCATTCGACCAGTAGCGATATTAATTTTTCCGTCGTGTATCATTTAGGTAAACTGTTAAGATATCTGGCTATTTCTTTTAAAAGCCCGTGCTGGGCTTTCTCCACTCTAAAAGAAAACATTTTCTTTGTTGAGGTTTTCGGTTTTGAACCGCCCCTGTTGTCGGAGCGGTTAGGTTTTAAGTTTTGACCCATGCTTATATTTTATTTACCCCTGTTATTGGAGCGATTGGGTTATTATTTTATAAATTGTTTTGTAGTTCTTATAAAATCTTCTTTATTATCCTCAACAAATATCTGAAACTTTCTACCATCTTCAAGCCACAATTTAATTAACTCGTCAGTACCTTTTGAAATATCGTAATTAATTCTTTTTGCGAATCTAACAATTTCATTTATTTGTGTTTCGTAAGGTTTTAAGATAGCTTCCATAACATTTAGTTTTAGTGTTTCGCTTTATTGCTGAGACAAATATACAACTACTTTCGAGATAATGTAATACACTTTAAAATATTAACATAATTTTAACATTTAGTCTTTCTTATAATAAGGTGTTAAGTAACCTTCTGCGGGGAAAGGCATACCTGTATAAACCTCGTCGGTGTTAGCCATAAGCTCTAAAACATGCTCCATTTTGGCCTCTGCATTTTCGTCGTCTGCTATTTCGCAAACCACTTCGTCATGTACCAACATTATAAGTTCGTACCCAACGGCGTCCAGCCTTCTCATAGCATCCGCTAGTAAGTCTCTGGCTATGGCCTGTACAACGTTCTCAACGATCTTACCGCCGTAAGTATCGACGTACTCCCATTGCTTAGTCTCCTGGTTCATACCCCTGTATCGAATGCTTTTTTTGCCCCACTTATTAGCCGTAAAGCTTGGCGACTGATAAAACAAACGACGTCCCGAAGGTAGCTTAATAGCCATAACCTCCTCGTTAGTTTCAAAGGTGATATTTTTATGGATTGATACAACTTTACATTTTTTCTCTATTGAGCGCATTGCACAGCTCTCTAAGTCCGCCCAAAGCATAACGATAGCAGGATTGGCTTGTCTCCACTTCTTAACGATTGTATCCATTTCTAACTCTGAAAGGCCCATAGCCTCGCCGCCCATTGTCTTAAGTGCGCCGACTGCACCTTGGTAGCCTAAAGCTAATTCGGCGACCTTGCCTTTATCTCGGTATCCTGATTCCTTAGTAACAGCCTCAATTGGCACGTTAAACATTTTTGAAGCTGAGGCTTCATATATCTTGCCGTGAGTTGAGAAAACTTTAAGCCTCCACTGCTCGCCCGATAGCCAAGCGATTACTCTAGCTTCAATTGCGCTAAAATCCGCAACGCATAGTGTTTTACCTTCGGGGGCAATTATAGCCGTACGTGTAAGCTGTGAAAGTATATTCGATATTTCGTCATAAAGCAAAGTACAAAGATCATAATTCCCTGATCGTACAACTTGTCTAGCTTCATCGAGAAACTTAATAAAGTTCTTAGGCATATTTTGAGGCTGTACCATTCGACCAGCCCAGCGGCCTGTCCTGTTGGCTCCGTAAAATTGGTGTATGCCACGCACTCGGCTGTCTTCACACACACCGTTAAGCATTGCGATATACTTCTTAATTGAAGTCTTTCCAAGCTTTTGGCGTATTTCTAAGACTTCTTTTAGTAATGACTTTTTAGACGCCGCGTTAGTAGGAATTGGATACATTTCCAAAAGAGATTCCAAAACATAAGCTTCTGGGCATTTTTCAAACATCGGCCAACGGCTATCGCCCTGGGCTTCGCACCAAACCCCCTGTAAAAGTTCAAAGCCTTTTCGCGCTAAGTATTCCTTTTCAGCTTCAGATATTATACTAAGTCCTTCTTTTTTCAGTTGTGAGTTCCTACTAGCATTTTGTTTGGCTTCTTCTGATAATCCGTTTTCTAGCAATAGCGCTGCAACGTTGCTCTTATCTAAGGACTTTGGTAAAACTCCTGTAATTGAACCAACCCACTTTGTAAGTTGGGCGAGGCTGTTAGGATTGTCTAGGCCTGTTAATTCTTTGGCTCTAGCCTTTAAAAGCTCAACGTTAGTAGTATCGAACTGTACAGCATTGGCAGCTAGTACGGTATCAATTAATACGCCTCTGTCGTTAATCTTTTGATCTAAAATGTAATTAAGCCTTTCAGTCTCAGTAATTTTGTAGCGTGATAACTTCTTTTCGATTGTGCGCTCGGCCTCGACGTCCTGCACGCAGTAGTCTTTAAACTTTTGCCACTTCTCGGGGTCGTGGTGCGGATAGTTTCTTGTTCTCATCCCGTTTACCTTGGTAGGCTTGACAGGACAAGAGAAGTATTTTATTAAAGCCTTGCCCTCTGCCGACTTCCCAAGCTCGCCAAGCTTTAAAGCTTTTGAGACTCCGTCGAGTGAAAGCGGTAAACCACAATAAGCGGACTTAACAGCGGTGCAATACCATTGTTCCACGGGCACGTCTATGCCGTAAGTCTTGAAGGCGTTACGCTCAAAATTAGCATTGTGTGCGAATTTAATAACGTCGGGATCTCTTAAGGCAGTCTCGACGAAAGGGCAAAGCTTTTCGCCTGCAGCTAAATCGATAATCCTAACGGGGTCGTTATCGAAAGCATAAGCGATCATTAATATTTCAAAGTCTAGGCTCTCAAAGTATTTGTAAGAGCCGCAAGTAGTTATGTCGACACTCGAATAAGTCTCGATGTCAAGATGCAAGTGTTTAGGCATAATGTGATAGATTTGTAGGTTAAGAGGACTTGAACCTCTGGAAGTGCTTATACTCACAGCCGCTAAACTCTGCTAACCTTTATACCTTAACGCCAGTAACACGGGTCTATGATTAACTTTTATAAACCAAAAAATGTTTTATTTGATAGCTTCCTACTTCGCCAAGCTATCGGGATGGCGCGCCTGAAATTCTAACAGTGGGTCGACTTAACTCGGTGCGTTATCAGTATTTTAGGGCTTTTCATTGATGTACCTGCAACAATGTTTGGAGGGCTTACGGGATTCGAACCCGTGACTCTGTCTGATTTGCGTAGCTACACAGCGTTTCATCCTCAAAACTAAAGCCCTCTTTTATTTTACATTAAGTCGTCCTCGTCGGCGAAGGCATCGATAGCGCCTTGTAGTGTAACTACTCCGCCGCCTAAGCTTTCTCCGTCTTCTAACTTCATAATGCTTTCTAATCCTACTGCAACCCCTTTAGCCTTTCCAGCGAAAGGGTAAAAGTTTAGAACTGCACGCCCGTAAGCACCTGAGTAAAGCTCGCTTTCGTCTTCCAAGGGTCTTTTGTCCGAACCTAAAACTATAGGCTTTCTAACACTTGAGGCATTGAAAAACAAATGCCCTTTGTAAGCTTCGTCGTCCGGCTTCTCCTCGTCTCCATCACGCCAAGGAATTTTTAAAGGTGCTGGAATTTTACCACCCCACTTTTTAAGCTTACCTTCACGCTTTGCAGCTTCGATTGCTGCGTCGATTTTCTCTATTGTAGCTTTGTCTTTTTTGCTTACCAAAATAGCCGTGCTAAATTTTGGTGTTTCGCCTTCTTCCATAGCCTTAGCTTGAAATACTTGTAAGTAACTAAATCTTACTTTCCCAGTTGTAACTCTTGTTTCCATAATTTCCAGATTGTTTTAATTATTAATTTTTATCAAAGATAGTTTTTAATTATAAACTACCAAACTAATTTTGATTTTTTTTAGAATTATTTTTTAGGCTTTTTGTAACTCCTTTTTTTAGCACCTAAAAACTTTTTTCTATATTCTAAGTTTTCAGGAGTTGGTTCGAAAACCTCAACGTGCGCCACGTTAGGGTTAGCCAACGCCTCCTCTAAATTTTTAGAGGTTAAAGGTTTTACGTCTCCGTAACTACCGTCGTGGTGTTTTGCTTGCATATTATTAAAATTAAAATGTTTATAAATCGTCTTCGAAGTCTTTTATAGCTCGGTCTTCTGCGCTTAATAACTCGGGCCGCTTGTCACTTTCGTGAACCAAAGAAGGCGAGGTCTTTTTAAACATAACCACGTCACCCAATAGCGAAGGAAATTCTTTTTTACCCACTAGCTTTTCAATCTCTGTGATTCCTTTTAGTTTAGGCTCGTTGTGAACATCAGAGAAAGAGAAATTAAGGCTTTGAAGTTTTCCTGCTGCTGCTTCCTCGTCGCTCCAAGCTCTTCGATTTTGCCCGTCAACTAGCTTGTAGTTAGGCCACTTCTTACCTGCTAAAGCTTCCTCGAATAAGTACGAAGCAACTTTCTTAAACCAAGCGTCTATGTTAGGGATTTTAGCGTAAATATCCACAAGCTCGTCGTCTGTTAAGAGCTGCGGATCTTTAAAGTCTTCTTTCGCCGTGGCAAGGGCCAAGTCCGCTTGTGCCTTGCATCGTGCCGAGGCTCTACAGAATTTACAGTGGTCGCCCGTAACTTGTTCGCCTTCTCCTGCGTATGCCTTCAAAGCGGAAGGCTTAACAACGTCCTCGCCCCATTGGCGCAAGTCGTCTGCTGAAATTTCCCAAGAGCTTATCGAGTCCATTCGAGGCTGTGTAACCGTAAGCCTAACGGTATGAATGTCGTAAAGCATATCGTAAGCCTCTAAAGCTCCTGAACCGTAAAGCATAAGCTGTTTATTCTCTTCCGCTTCTACACGCACGCCTAAGCCGTACTTAAGGTCGATAACTTCCAGAACGCCGTCGGCTATAATAATAACGTCACAAGTTCCGAAGCCCTCCTCGATTAAGTGGGTGATATCGACTTTAGTTTCGATTAAAAGTACTGCGTCAGGTGTTAGGCGTTTAGCCTCTGTGTACTGCTCGATAACGTAGTCGACGTGCTTTTGGACGTAGTCTTCCATTTCCGGAGAGTAGTACTCCGATTCTATCAAGGGTCTGCGCTTATAAAAAAGATCACCTTTAGCAAATTGCCCTAATTGGTGCCTCAAATTAACCTCTGCGAACTCGTGCGCCAGTGTACCCTCCTCAGCAAAGCTACTGCTTTTATTTTCGAAGTTCTCCTCTAGTCTTGCACTTGGAGAGCAAGCTATCCAGCGAGAAGCACCCGAGGCACTTAGTAAGGCGTGCGCTCTTTGGCTGTGATCTACTTTTTTGTCGTGTTTTTCCATAATAGGCGGGTTGTAAATTCTTAAGAAAATGTAATAAGCTTGTAAGTGGTTTTGTGTTGCTGTTTGCCTTGCTTTGGCGAAAGGGTCTTGCTCTAATTTAAGAACTGTAGCCTTTGCGTACTCTAAGAATTTAGCTTTATTCTCGTGGCTACTATACACTTCTATAGTAGCCTTAAGAATATTTTTAACTGCGCTGTTCACTATTTAAGAGCGTTAAGGAAATCGTAAAAAGCGGAATAGTGTTTCTCCTCTAATGCGGTAACATTAGCCGCTCCGAAGTCTTTTAATTTACCTCTTATTTGCTCTTTAAAGTCCGCTTGCTTCTCTGAAACTTTGGCACGAATTTCTACAATTGAGATAGCTGGTTTAGCATCTTCGCCCATTAAGTCGTCCTCTTCCTCTGAGGGCTCTTCTGTAGCGGGTTTAACCTCCTCAGCTTCTACGGCTTCGATGTTGTTAGCCTCTTCCTGTTCTGCCTCTGTGATTGCCTGAGCTTCGACTTTCTTACTTCTGTTACGTGTAGCCTTAGGCTTCTCTTCTACGGGCTCTATTTTAGTAACTCCTTCTGATTCTCGCTCTTCTTGGCTTGAACCAAGGGAAGTTAAGAAAGTTGAAAGATTGCTCGCCTGTGTAGCGTCTAAGCCTGTTGTCTCGATTGAAATGTGTACTCTTGTCATTTTGATAGATTTAAAAATTGATTATTGTTTATTATTTATACTATTTTTTATTACAACCTCTACCAAATCTGATAGGTAGGCTTTGGCGCTTGTGTCCGAAGGGTGTAAAAGGGTAAGAGTAAACTCTTTATCTTTGTGGAAGTATTTAACCGCTGTCCGGTAGCCCAAGGCTCCAAAAGTTGGCGTTAAACAAGCTTCTACCTCGCCAGCTACAAAAGAAATAGTTTTTCCGATTGCTGAAGCTTTCCACTCTCCAGAAGCATAGATAAAGCCTATAGGCAAATTTGTAATTTCAGATAGCCTTAGCACCTGTTCGGAGTTTAACAACCCCTGCCCTGCTATAACGCGGCTTAAAGCCATTGAAGGGTGTTTGTGTTCAGGGAAAAGCTCGGCAGCTAATTTTACAGAGTCTAATTTCTGCAAGTCGATTATTTTTTGAAGTTGTATAGTTTGCATTGCTGTTTTATTTTTGTCAAAACTACGAACTACTTTTGGATTAAAAAAATATTTTTAAACAAAATTAGAATTATTTTTATTGTTTACAACACAATCCTAGCAACGGCGGTACTTAAAGGCTAAAGTAAACAAAGAAACACGTAAACAAGGCAATTATAAACTTCCGTAGCGGTAAAAAGCCCTTACGTGTGCGTATATACGCATATTATATGCGTATTATATGCGCTATTATTACTATATTACTATTATATATTTAATTATATTGTTTACTTTGTTTATAGAGCCGCTTAAGCCTTAAAGGTAGTGGGTTAATCTAGTAAACAATCTTTGTTTATTTTAGTTTACTTTGTTGCTTTTTAGATGTAAAAAAGCCCCGAATCAACGAGGCTTAAATTATTTTTTTAGATTTAAGAAATAAATAGAGGAGTACGAATACTAAAGAAGAGGAGAGCAAACCTATATACAAATTACTATTATCGGTTTTTTTAGTTTCTTTTTGTTTTTCTTTTACAGTAACTTTGTATTTATGGTAAATATTGAAGTGTCTATAAACTATCTTTTCCGAAGTTTTTGCCGAAGTTGAACCCTTATCATTCTTAGTTAAAGTTTCTTTCGCTAAAACACCGTTACTGTACTCTTTTACGAATATAAATCCTTTGTCGAAACTAGAGTTAGTTTCTATTAGTTTAGAATAGTCGAATTCAGTAGACTTGTTCCACTGTGTAGAAACGGTATCTTTTTCTGTTTTGGTAGTTTCTGATTTTCTAATTCCGCAATTAACGATTAATCCAACCGTTGCCACTATTACCAAAAAGAAACTTACTGATTTTGTTCCAAATATTTTCCATGATGTTTTTTTCATAAGCTAAATGCAATTAACGTGCCAAATATTAAAGCCAACACAAAAGAAGTGATTAAAGTTTTAGTTCTTTTTTCCATTTTACAAGTAATTGTTTGCGGTGTTCAATTCCATTATACCCTCCGTTTATTCTTTTAGTAATAGCTTTAATAAGGTCTTTGTCTGCTAAACTATTTAATCCTTTCTTTTTCCAAAACCAGCACGCTGCTAACATTGCGTTAGCTTCTTCTAGTAATAAATCAGGATTTTTAAGAACCGGTAAATCCGTATCTACTTGTAAATGAAAATAATTTTCTTTTCCTGTGATTTGAATAAATCCACGACCTCGGTATTCCCAACCCTCTCCACTTGCTTCATTTCCGTTACCATTTTGATTAGCATAAACAAAATTTGCGATTCTGTCTGGATGCCCTATTAAATACAAAACCTTTTCTTTTTCTTTAGGACTAAGCCATTTATCCTTATTAGTGTCAAAGTCGCTTTTAAATATTTCAAGCATCCTTTTAGCTGAGTAATTCAAATTCTCACTAACAGGCTTCAATCCGCTTTCATGTTCAATCTGAGCCATAAAATGAGCTATCCTAAGCAGTGTATTAATTCCGTAATTTGATAGTAGCGTTTTGTATTTTTCGTGAAGCTTCATAATTATCTATCCTTTAAAAATTCCTCGTAAAATTTCTTTAAAAAAACTAAATCTTTTTTACTTAACTCCTCCTGCTTGTTTATTAAATCAATCATTTTCAAATCTCTGTCAATTTTAGAGTTTCGGTAGTAGTGGTTAATTCTAAATACCAAATAAACAAATCCAGCCAACGATATAAGGGTTTTTAATATGTAATCAAATTGGGTGAAAATTACAGGAGAACCCGCTGTTATTAACGGTATAACTTCTATAACCGTATATCCCCACATATACCCAACGATAACATCTATCCAATTTAAAACCGATTTAATCGTTTGCATATTTTGAAAATAATAAAAGTCAATAATAATTTAAATAATATAAAATACTGCGTATCCATTAAACCCAAATGAATAAAGTCAAGTATAGTCAGAATAAACAAAAATACGCAAATATTTCTTATTTCGTTGTCTATTTTTACAAAAGCCATGTGATAAAAAACAAAAGCAAAAATAATAATGTTTGCATAGTCCTCGACAACATTGCATAAATGCCTTTTAGTATCCGAAAATAAGTACCAAGAAACTTTTAAATCTGAGTTATAAAAAAGTGCTTTCGCCTCAGACAAAAGCACTAATGTTAATAATACCAGATACCTACTTTTCATCTTTTATAGGTGGTGGATTTGAACCTCCTATTTGTTGAGGCTCTACTTTTTTATCTCTAAGCACAGCTCCAAGAACTATAATAGTCAAAGAAGCGGCTAATTGCCATCCTGATTTATCAGTAAAATATCCAGCTGTATAAGCCTGAACAATAGCGTCAATAGCTACTGGCAAACCAGTGATTAGCCCAGCCAAAGTTGTTTTCCAATTTTTCATTTTTATATTTATTTATTAGTTAATTTTTAATGCGCCACGCATG